TGATGGTAAAAGTGATAGTAAAAGTAAAAAAATCGTATTAAAAATACATAAAACAAAAAAAAATAGTAAATATACTAATTCTAACCATTCAAATCTTAATAGTTCATCAACACATCATTTATTAATAAACAATAAAAATTATAATTTACTTTTCAATGAAGCATTTTATAAAGCAATTCAAGATGTAATAAACACAAATACAATTATTATTGATAAATTTAATAGAACTGGTCATATTGTTATTTCAGGACAAAATTTAAGATTTATACCTATGGGTAATATTATACCAAATATGTCAATTGAAAAACAAGAAATCAAACCATCTATTAACTTAATTACAGATATTAATTTAACACCATATATTAATTATTTAAATGAAGATAAAAAAATATTATTAGCAAAAACAGATTATAATTATTACGAAATTATCAATAAACATATTATTGAAAAGTCAGAAGAAATATATTACGGGTTAAATCTTAGAGAATATAAATTTAATATTAAAGTAAATTTAAAAGATATTATAGAAAATGTATTTCATAAATTGTCTTATTTATATAAAAAAACCACAATAAAAGAAATATTAAAAAAAATTATAAATAATATTAACTTAAATGTAAATGAAAAAAAAATAGAACCTATTTTAAATCATTATATTATTTATAATAAAAATATTAACCCAAATCAAAAAGAAAATAATGATTTTAGAAAAAATATATATGGTTTTATAATACAGCATAATAATGATTTAGAGTTATGGTTTTATGATACAACCACAAAAGAATTTGAAGAAAATAGTGGCAATTTAAAAAAAGTAATAGAATATAAATATAATATATTAAATAAAACACCAAGGAATAATGTCTATGGATTTTTAAAATATGAAAAAAATAATGTAGTCTTTAAAAATGTTGATTTTGATGAAAAAGGTGAAAAAAAATCTGTAAAAGGTATATCTTGTAATACAATGCCGACATCAACTATTAAAAAACTATTGTTTAAATTAGACCCTAATTTTATAAAAAATATTAAATATAATACACGTGTTGCTTTTTGTAATGATATGGAATATTTATTAAAATCAAAAGATGATAAATTAGTAAATAAAAAAAAATGGTTCTATACTCCAGAAGAATTTTATATTTATGACTATAATAATTAATAATTAAGGACTACAATTATTGATTATCTTATTGTAAATAATATATTATTATAATATAACTAAAAATTGATTTAAAAAAATTTAATATAAAAATATAAATTATATAATATTAAAATCGTATAAATTATATAATATTAAAATAGTATAAAAATATAAATTACTATGTCTGCTCTACTATCTACTAACAATACCAACACTACTATTACTAAAAATAATAAAAACAATGAATTATATAAATATTTATTATTAGAAGAATATATTTATATCATTCCTAGTGAATTAGATAAAAATATAGATACTATAATTTTATCAAAATTAAAAAAGAAAAATGAAGGTAAATGTTATGGTAATTATGGCTATATTATGCCAAATACAGTTGAAATAAAAAAACGTTCTTCTGGATTAATTAATAATTCAAGTTTTGATGGCAAAATTACATATAAAGTAAATTACATAGCAAATGTATGTAAACCAGTTGATTCTATTATTATAGAATGTATTATTACATCTATTGATAAATCACAAATTATATGTTATATTAATGATAAAGAAACATCTCCTTTAGAAATTTATTTATTTAAACATAATCATCAAGGAAGTGATGAGTTTTTAAATTTAAAAATTGGTGATGTTGTTAATGTTAAAATAGGAGGTAGTAAATCACAACATAAAGATACACAAATTGTTTGTATAGCACAATATATAGATAAAGTATAATGTGTATGATTAAGTATGATACTAAATGTTAGTTTATAGAATTTTAGTTTATAGAATTTTAGTTTATAAAAATTTTATTATTTTTAAATTTATTAATTTATTTTTTTATTTTATTAATATAAGAAATAAACTATTATACTATATAATACATTAGTGATAATTATAATAATTATAATTTTAAAAACTTATAATATAAAAAAAATATAAATTAAAATGACAGTATCAAATGAAAATAATACAATAGATAGTATTTTAAATAATTCAAATAATTTATTATGTTCAACTTATAAAAATAAATATGAACAAATACAATGTCCTAATAAACGTAAGCATAATTTAATGTTTTGTGGAAAACATAGAAATATGATAGATATTATATTTAATAACGAAATCATACATAATGAAATCAATAATGAAATCAATAATGAAATCAATACTTGTAAAAAAACTAATTGTAACTCTATTTATTCAAAATCTATATCTAAAAAAAAGATTATAAAAAATTTAGAAAAATATAACTATTATAATGACTATTTATCAGTTAGAAAAACATATATTAAAGAAAATACAAAATATATTGAATTGATTGATTATATTGAGAATAGTAAATTAGATACATATCCTTTACCAAGAATAAATGCGTCTCTAGAACATTATAAAATTATTAAAACAAATACACATTCACAATTCTTACAAGCAATAAATAATATTGATAAATTAAATTCATTTTTTATAATACTTTTAAAAGCAAATCAAAATATTGGCAAAATTATAAAAATACAAAGATTTATTAAAAAAGTATTATATAATTATAAACTTAAATTATATGGACCTGCTCTTAACAATAGAAGTAGTTGTATTAATGATACTGATTTTTTTACATTAGATGAATTAAAAGATATTCCTAATGATGAATTCTTTTCATTTACTGATGAAAAAAATTTTGTGTATGGATTTCATATTGATAGTATTACACAATTACTTTTTAAAAGTGATGAACATTATTTTGAACAATTTAAAAAGAAAATAAAAAATAAAAAAATTATTATTAATAACAATAGTATTAATTTATGTTATAAACAATTTATTAATTTATTATCAAATCATTATAATAAAATTAAAATAAGTAATCCATACACACGTTTTTGTTTAAATAATAAAACTAAATTAAATATAATTATTTTATACGCAAAAAAAGAATATGATACAAATTTGAAAAATAACAATAATAATAGCAATAGCAATAATAATAATAATAACAATAATAATGATAATAGTAATACTAATATATTACCTATTGATATGAAAATAGTTGTAAAAAATAAATGTTTAGACATATTTCAAAAAATGGATTTGTATGGTTATCAAACAGATATTAATTGGCTATATAATCAAAATACAACAATATTAAAAATATTTTATAAGAAATTAGCCTTATTATGGAACTTTGAATTTGGATTAAATCATGAAGGTAGATATAAAATTGCACAAACAAACCACGTATTTAATAATTTACACGATATTATGACATCACGTTTTGATAAATATAATTTATTAGAGAAAATATTAGAACCTGTCAATATTATAGTTAGTAATGGTGAAACAGAGTCTGATAGACAAAGTGGGTGTATAATTATTTTACACGCATTAGCATTTATTAATAATAGATGTATATTAGCAAATCCTTGGTTAGCATAATTTAATGTCTTTAGTTTAATTTATTATTATGTTTAAGTGTCTATTTTTTCCATTTTAATTTTTTAATGTCTCAACTTCAATATAATTTTATATAAAAACTGATGTTGGTCTTCCATAGTATCAGGTATTTTTTTAGCAAAATGATAAGGATTTCTAATAACTAAATCTAATATTTTATTGTCTATATATGATTTTTTACTGACAGTTGGTGTATTATTTAATTTATTAGAGACGTGTTCGCTACAATTAGTTATTAATTCTCTTACTTCGCTTTTTAACATTCGTTTTTTTAATTTATCTTCTTTAAATAATTCTTTTAAATAATGTATCATATGATAATTACCATACCACGTTCTAAACATTTTTGGTGTTATATAAGCATTATATTTATCTTGAAAAAAAGAATGTATATGGTCTGGTGTAATTAATTGATGTGTTTTTTCATTATTATGTTGATTTATATGATTATATTTAAAAAGAAAATCATCATTGGAAGCATTTTCTATTAATTGTTTTAATAATTTACTAATTAATAAATTATCATCTGTATATGTATTTACAATACCTTTTTTACCTATAAATTCTATTTTAAATTTATTGTTGGGTAGAAAATGTATATGTTCTTTTTTTAATGTAGTTATACCATAAGAATTATTATCTTTTGTATAACATTCATTACCTATACGAAAATGATACATTTTTAACATATATATGATAATTGGTATATAATCATTAGGTAAATCCCATTCTTCATATTTTTTATTAGTTAATGTATTTAACATACATTCATTATCTTTTTCTATTTTTATAATTGATTTACCTAACTCCATAACATCATCATATTTACGTTCATTGCGTTTTTTAGTATATTTAGGATTATATATATATTGTCTTCTACCACGAGTATCTGTTCCAATTGCTTGAATTTTATTATTTTCAGATTTTGCTATCACTAACTCTTTATAAGCAGGAGGTATATAAATACTTTCTATACGTTTAATTAAATCTTTATCTGTTATAACTTTATCATTTATAATATGAAATTGTTTTTTTGTTTTATGTTTATTATTAATATCTTTATCTAGATACTCTTTTTTTACATTATTACTTATTTTTTTACTTCTTTCTATTAATTTTCTATAACTCCAAAATTGTCTTTTATTATAATTAGAATTATTTTTAATAGTTATCATTTTATTTTAGGTATATTTTATATTTTATTATATTATTTCTATCTAACTATATTATGATAAGATAAATAAAAAATAGTAATAAAAAATAGTAATAAAAAATAGTATTTAACAAAAATAGTAATAAAAAATAGTATTTAACAAAAATAGTAATAAAAAATAGTAATAAGTTTTTTAATTACTCTAACTCTTCTGGTGCATCTGGTGCATCTAACACCTCTAGTCTCTCTAGTCTCTCTAATACATAGCATTCCTCTTGCTCCTCTCTTTTACTTAATGTATCTAATTTAATTATATATTTATAGAGTTTATCTAATAAATCTGGGGTTATTATATAAAGATCTTCATTTCTACAAATAGCACAAGACATAGGTATACTTTGTTCGTATTGTGAACGTATATTTATAATAAAACATTTTAAATGAATACTATGATTAGAACAACATTTAACTTTTATATTTAAAAATTGTGTAATATTAGTTCTATTATCTTCATCGTTAAGACAAATATTACATTCAAATGAATTATTTACAGGTGTTATTTGTAAAGTATTAAATTGTGATTCTTTTTTTATATAATAATTTAAATAATAAATACATTCAACATATACGAGTTCATACTCTTTTAACATCATTTTGTCAATACGATAAGCATCAGGAAATAATACATATGCTTTTTTTTCCTCAATTTGTTTTATTATATTTTTTAGCAATTCGTAAGGTAATAAAGAATTATCAATAGATGATTTATAGGGATTGCCATTTTGATCTTTTTTAAATTCTAGTATGTTTGGCATGCACTCGTAATTAAATACTGTTTTACCGTCTCTTTCATATGCAGAAGTTATTTGTAATTGATTACACATAAAATCAAGTTTAGTATTAAAATACTTATCTAATTCTTTTTGTGTAGAAGCATAAATAATATCAATTTTAATACTATAATATAACTGTTCATTATATAATGTTTCAAGGGTTGTCTTTGTTTTACTATGTTTTGGTTTATATTCAAGTTTATACTTATCATGATTAATGCCATAAGATGGTCTATATAATTCAGGAACTTCTAACTTTGTAAGAGTAAAACCTAATTCTTTTAATGTTTCTAATAGATTTTCTAAAGAACTATTGATACATTGAATGTCGATATCATTAGGTAATTTAGTTCTACCATCAAACGTTTCAGGATATATAGTAGGATTATAAAAATTATTTATAAAATTAAGATTATTTTCTTTACAATATTCCCAAAATTTATTTGAATTTATTTCTCGTAATATTAAATCTCTAGGACACCCTCCGAACACTTTACCTTTATTTTGAATAATTATTTTAATAAGTTCAACTAGTTTTTCATATTTATAATACTCTAGTTTATCTGCATCTCTTTTTTCCTTTTCTTGAAGAATTTGTATTATTTTATATAGCAGAGGGTCTTCTTTTTGAGTAATATAAATAGAAGGATTATTATCATAACTCATTTTAAAGTAAAAAGATAAATACTAAATTTACCTTCAGTAATTTTTATTTTTAGTAAATACTTATTAAAAAACAATTTTTATATAAAAATTATTAAAATATATTATAAATATAAAAAATGAAAACTAAACTATAAAAATATAATAAAAAAAATTATTTTAATAAAATGTTAACGTTTTATCATCAGGAACATAATTTTTATTATGTTTTAAAAAACTTATATTTTTATTTAAACTGTTAAATTTATTAGTTAGTGTATCTAATTTTTCTTGTCTATCTATTATATTATAGCGAATGTTTTGTATTTTATTATTACTTTCTTTTAATGCTTCTTGTAATGTTGTATTTACAGGATATGTTGGACAAGGATCCATATTACAATCACTTGTTTTTAAATCATTTTGTTTATTGGAACATGAT